GCTCGGGGATCTACGTCACGACCCGAGGCGGCTGGGCCAAACACCACGGCCAGGACGAACTCTTCTCCGGCTGGGGTTGCGAGGACGCAGCCTGGTGGATCGCACACGAGACCCTCGTCGGAGTCCCACGTCGTACTCACGGCCACGTCTACGCGCTCACCCACGAGTCGCAGGACAAGGACGGCGAGCCGACCCGCAGCAACTACGCGCGGATCTTCCACTACGAGCAGGCACGAGGAGACCGGGCGCGCATCCTGGAGCTACTGACCGGCATGTCTCAGTAGACCCCCCACCCCCTCGCGCTGAGGGGGGGTATGCCTGATGGCAGGGTGGGACCCCACACGCGAGAACACCGCCGAGTGGAAGCGCACACGCCTGCGCATCCTGAAGCGGGACGCCGGCATCTGCTACGTCTGTGATCTACCGGGCGCGGAGCAGGTCGACCACAAGACACCGCGGGCAGAGGGCGGAAGCGACGAGGACTGGAACCTCGGAGCCATCCATGGCATCCCTTGCCACCGCGATAAGACGCTCGCCGAAGCAACTCGCGGGCGTGCCCGTGCCAACCGCAGACGCCCTATCCGGCAACATCCTGCGCACCGCAGATAGCGGAACGTGCTCGACGGGGTGGGGGGTACCTCCCCCTCCCCACCTCCTCTGTCCATCGGGAGGCATAGCGGCTGCCAGCCCGTATGAAACTCGAACCTTGCGAATGAGGCACCCCTGGAGGGTGTGACGCCCTGGAGGCTCTCATGGCTGTGACTGGTCGCCGACCGAAGCCCGACGGGCACGCGGTCAACCGAAATCCACCGACTCACGACTGGGTCGTCGTCCAAGACGTGCCCTACACCGGGCCCGCCCCCGGCCTGCCGAGAGACATCACCTGGTCGGCCGCCGCGCGGCGGCGCTGGAAGGTCATCCGCCACCTCCCGCACGCGATCCTCTGGGGTCCGGGCGACTGGGAGTTCGCGCTCGACTACCTGCGCCTGTTCGAGGCCCGCCACGGCGACCCGACACCGGAGCTCCGCCTCCGCGGCAACGAGCTCGGCCTCACCGCGTCCGCTCGCGTCGGTCTCCGGATCCGCTACGTCGAGCCGGACACCGGCCCCGCACCGGTCCCCGTCGCCGGCGTCGCCCGCATGGACGACTACCGCTCGCTGTACGGCGACCCCGAGGAGTAGCACCGAATGAGCGCCGAACCTGAGGTCGCCGCGCTCGAGCTGCTCCCCGGCTACCAGATCGACCCCAACTCCGGCGCATGGCGCACACTGCCCTGGCCGGCGCGACTGAACGACCTTCCCCGCTCGCTCGGTCCCGGCCTAATCGCGTGGGCCGAGTGGCGCACAGAAGAGCCCGGCCTCACGCACTACCTGACCGGGCAGCCATGGCGATTCACCATCGGCCAGCGTCGATTCCTCCACCTCTGGTACGCATTCGACGACGACGGCCGGTTCATCTACCGCTCCGCAGTCAAGCGAGGCGCGAAGGGCACCGGAAAGGACCCATTCGGCGGTGCGATCTGCAACCTCGAGCTGCTCGGACCATCGCAGCTCGTGCGGAACGAGCGCACCGGCGACTGGGAAGGGCAGCGGCACCTGCTGCCGCTCGTCCAGATCGCCTCCAACTCCGAGGCGCAGTCCAAGGACATGCTCCGCGTCGCCAACGCGATGCTCGGCCCCGAAGTGCGCGAGCACTACGGCGTCGACGCCGGCGAAACCCGCACGATACTCCGCGACGGCGGCCGCACAGAGGTGCTCACCTCGTCGGAGAAGTCCTCGGAGGGCGACCCGGCGACCTTCATCGCCCTGAACGAGTCCCACCACATGACGGCGCAGTCCGGCGGCCACGCCGTCGCCGAGGTCGCGCGCCGCAACGTCGCGAAGTCACCGTCCGGCATCCAGGCGCGGCTGTGCGAGTTCACGAATGCGCACGTGCAGGGCATGGACTCGGTCGCCGAGCGGTCCTTCACCGCCTGGCAGACGCAGCTGGGCGACAGTCGGCTCAAGCAGGACATCCTGTACGACTCGATCGAGGCTGACCCCCGCATCGACATCACAGACACCGACGACCTCATGGCCGGCCTCCGCCAGGCTTACTCGGATTCGCCGTGGTCGGACCTCGAGCGGCTCCGCGACGAGGCGATGGACACGCGCACGTCACCGGGCGACACGGTCCGGTTCTACCTGAACGGGCTCGGTACCGCCGAGGACGCTTGGGTGGATCCGAACAACTTCGACGCCGGTTCCCGCGCGGAGCTCGTCGTCGACCCGGGCGACCAGGTCACCCTGTTCCTCGACTGCTCCAAGTCCGACGATGCCACCGCGCTCATGGGTTGCCGGCTCTCCGACGGGTTCAACTTCACCGTCGGCGTGTGGCAGCGCCCGCACGGCGATCGCGGCAAGGGATGGCTCGCACCGCGCGCCGAGGTCGACGCCGAAGTGCGCCGCACCGTCGGCCTGTACAGCGTCGCCTGGTTCGGGGTCGATCCGTCGCCGGCAGAAGACGACGAGACCGACGCGAACTACTGGATGCCGCTGATCGACGAATGGCACCGGGACTTCAAGGACATCATCCCGAACTGGGCAACGCCCGGCACCGCCAGCACCGGGCACTCTGTGCTCTACGACATGCGACGCTCCTCGAAGGGCGGCGCTGAGCGGGTGAAGGCCACGACTGAGATGTGTGAGCTCCTCGCACAGCGCATCGACGAGGAGCACGACTTGACCCACGACGGCAACCCGACACTCCGCGTCCACGTGCACAACGCCCGCCGACGCCCGAACGCCTTCGGGATCGGCATCGGCAAGGAATCCCGCTCGTCGAAGAAGAAGATCGACCTCGCGTTCGCGATGGTCGGCGCGAACGTCGGCCGGCGGCTCGCGCTGAACTCGGGCAAGTCATCGAAGAAGCGATCGGGGGGTGTCTGGTGAAGAAGCAGACCGCGATCGACGCTGTTGGCGAATGGTTCCCGGAGTGGCAGGCCGAGCGGAAGCGCCTCGACGAGATCGACCTCTGGTACCGCGCCAAGAACCCCCTGGTTCAGGCGCCGCACTCGGCGACCCGTGACACGAAGAAGCTGCTCGAGCTGGCGTCCTCCCCGTGGCTCGGTCTGATCGTCTCCACCTGCGCGCAGGCGATGTACGTCGACGGCGTCCGCGGTGCACAGCAGGTCGAGCCCGAAGGTCCTGTCACGGGCCCGTGGCGGACGTGGCTGGCCAACCAGATGCACGCCCGCCAGATCGCCGTGCACCGTGCCGCGCTCGGCTACGGGTACTCCTTCATGTCGGTGCTGCCAGGGACCACCGCCGCGGTGATGCGCGGCGTGTCCCCACGGAAGATGTACGCCGTATACGCGGACGCCGCCGAGGACGAATGGCCGATGCTCGCGCTGAAGTTCGAGGCGCAGGGCAAGGATCGATACGCGATTCGCGTAATCGACGAGGGGACCGTTCACTTCCTCTCCTGCGATGCAATGGGCGGCAACGTCGAGTGGCTCGACGAGGCCACCCACCCGCTGCAGGTCACGCCGATCATCCGCTATACGAACCTCCTGGACCTCGACGGGCGCACGCTCGGCGAGATCCAGCCGTTCATCCCGCTCGCCTCCCGCATCGACAAGACCAACTACGACCGGCTCGTCACCCAGCACTTCAACTCCTGGAAGAAGCTCTGGATCGCCGGCATGGCGAAGCCCGACCAGGACCAGGTCGCCAACGGGCTCACACCCGAGCAGGTGAAGCTGAAACTGGCGCAGGATGACATCCTCATCGCCGAAGACTCGGACACCAATTTCGGGGCGTTCCCCGCCTCCGACCTCATGGGGTACATCCAGGCCCGAGAGTCGGACGTCAAGGAGCTCGCCGCGACCTCGCAGACGCCGGCGTACGCGCTGACCGGCGACCTGGTGAACCTCTCTGCCGATGCTCTCGCGGCCGCGCGGTCCACCCTCGACCAGAAGGTCATGGAGCGGAGGACCTCGTTCGGGGTCTCCCACTCTCAGGCGCTGCGCCTGGCTGCGCTGGCTGAAGGGGACGCCGAAACCGCGACTGACGTTTCGCTCGAGGTGACCTGGCAGGACATGTCGATCCGATCGCTCTCCGCGGCCGCGGACGCGCTCGGGAAGATCGCCTCGCAGCTGGGCGTGCCGCCGCAGGAGCTGTGGCAGCTGATCCCGGGCATCACGAAGACCACCGTCGACGTGTGGAAGGAAGCGGCGAAGGACGGCGACTCGCTCGGGAAGATCGCGGACCTGCTGGACAAGGCGACGAACCCGGTGGCGACGCCGTGACGACGCCGGGCGGAGTGCAGCTCACCGAAGCTCACCGCCTGGCGCAGTCCCGCCTCGCGGTCGAGGCCACGGCGCAGATGTCGCAATTCTGGCGTCTGCTGCAGCCCGACCGGATCGACGAGACCCGGGAAGCGTGGGTGCGTGCCGTCTCGGCGCCGCTCGAGCTGCTCCGCGGCCGTTCCGTGGATCTCGCCGGCGTCTACCAGCGGGCGTTCCAGCTCGGCGAGATCGGCACGCTCGACGGGTACCCGCAGAGCGTGCAGGTCGACCTGAACCGGCGCGCCCTGACGATCTCGATGGATGTGACCGGACCCGTGGCGGCCAAGCGCGCTATCGCGACGTCGCCGTCGCTCGAGCAGGCGATGCAGAAGGCGTTCACGCAGGCTGTGGGCGCGGCATCCCGGTACGTGCTCAACGGCGGCCGCGAGTACATCGCGCAGTCGATCCTGAAGAACCCGCGATCGCAGGGGTACGTGCGGATCACGGACAGCCGGCCCTGCTACTTCTGCGCGATGCTCGCCTCCCGTGGCGCGGTGTACAAGCAACAGTCGTTCGACCTGTCCGATGCTCGCTTCGCCGGCAGCGGTGACGCCAAAGTGCACGACCACTGCACCTGTCAGATCGCGTCGGTCTACCAGCGCGACGAGCCGATGACCGAACGCCAGCAGGAATGGGACGCCATCTGGCACAACGCCGGCGGCACCATCAACGACTTCCGACGCGCGTACGACGCCGGATAAAGCCTCCCTCCCTCGGTGGAGGGGTAACCCAGAAAACAGACCCTGGAGGTCACCACATCATGGCCGACGAGCCGAAGCCCCAGGAGGGCACCGACGAAGAGATCGAGATCGATGGCGAGAAGTACGACAAGGATCGTGCGCTCGCGAAGATCAAGAAGACCAACTCGGAGGCCGCGGCGCTGCGAAAGCGCCTCGCGGACTACGAGAAGGCCGAGAAGGACGCCGCTGACGCGAAGAAGGACGACCTGACCAAGGCCCAGGAGGCCCAGACGTCCATGCAGAAGCAGCTCGACGACTCCACCCTGGAGAACGCCCGCCTTCGCGTGGCGATCGCCAAGGGCCTGTCGGAAAAGCAGGCGGCGCGCCTGGTCGGCACTACCCGCGAGGAGCTCGAGGCAGACGCCGACGACTTCCTCGCCGATCTCAAACCGGCCGACAAAAAGGGCGACCCCGTGACGGGCAAGCCCAGGGAGAACCTCCCACGCGGAGGTGGGGATCCGGAAGACGAAGTCACGGAGACCGACCCCGCGAAGCTGGCCGCGCTCATCCCGCGCAGCTAGATCAACACCCGCCTGATCCGCCATCTGGGTCTGCGCGGAAACCCCTCCTGAAAGGAGACACAGATGGCGAACGCATTCCTCAAGCCCGAGCAGATCGCTGCGGCGGCTCTCGGCATCCTGCAGCGCGAGATCGTCCTGCCCGCCACGGTGTGGCGCATGGGTGAGGCCGACTTCCGCGGCGCGAAGGACGACACGATCACGCTGCGCGTGCCGGCCATCCGCACCGCGAAGACCCGCGCACTCCGCGCGACGTCCGCGCTGGTCGCCGAGGACCTCACCGAGATCGGCGTCGACGTGACGCTCGACACTCACGTGTACGACCTCGCGAACATCACCGACGCCGAGCTCACGCTCGACATCAAGGACTTCGGCGTGCAGGTGCTGCAGCCGCAGATCCGCGGTGTCGTCGAGGAGATCGAGGACGTGGTCGCCACCGCGCTCTCCGGCGCGGTCGTCGGCTCCGGCCAGGACCGCGTCGTGGCGAACACGGCCGACCCGTACGACACGTTCATCGACTGCGGCAAGGTCCTGAACACCCGCAACGTCCCCCGCGCGGGACGATTCGCGG